CGTCCCGAACCGGTGCCGTCAGCAGCACCAATTCCAAAAATTGAGCGCCCCTTTGAGAAACTTAGTCCGGAAACGGATCCTTTCTGTGATATCGTTGACAATTACGATAACCGAGACATTATACCACGTTTCGAGGAATGGAAAATACCAAAATTGAATTTTGTGGGGTGGGAGGCTGAAAATGATGATCATAAAGATGAAGTGGGCTATGCCGAGTATTGGGGTTTTGCAATAAACCAAGACATACGCGTAGTAAACATTCCCGTAGGGTTGATCGATACATTGAAAGACTTTTGGACTTGCACCAAGCGAGATTCTAAGTATGTCAATTATCAAAATTCAGTCAAGAAGTGCAAAGCATTAACAAGAAGATTTCATATCTTAGCAGCACAGCAATATGCTGCAAATTTATATGCACCTCGAATTGCTTATTTGGAAGCAAAAAAAGACAATGACGAAAACAATCGTCATGTCCGTAGAGCTCATTATGGGAGAGGGCGTTTACGGGCCGCGATCAATGAAAATCGCGAATCATGGAAGAATTGGCCACACAAGAAGAAAACTATTCTTGGAGTGTCATTGGCAGCTATTGGTACAATTGCAATCTGTATCAAAGCTGCTAGTGTGGCCCTTTCTATTTGGTCCTTTGCGAAAGCGTGTAGACCACCCCCTTTACCTTCAAGCATGCCTAAGTTAACAACAACAGAAGTGTGTGTTGATATCTCGCCAGACGGATTCCCCATTTACACGAGGAGAGAAGTCGGTTTGGTTGAGCAAGGACAGAGACTTGGGTCTAGAGGGGTCACAGCTGTGCACGGTTATTTGAATCCAACTTTATTGGAACGCACACAAGCACGTGTCGAATCAGTTTTTTCGACACCTTCGCAACCATCCTGGTTGAGTACAACACTCTTTGGTGGGTCTTATGTTAAAGATTTGACCACAGAGGGTGTGGAACCCAACCCAGGACCAGCTCAATCCATCTTGAGCATCCCGTTTTGCAATGTTAATGTTGCAAAATTTCCTGCACGCAAAGACTCGGCGAAGTTGATGTGGGTAGGCAGTCGTGGTAAGAAAGATTTTGATGAAATAAAAGGTAAATTGTTGGTTTACGGTTTTGAGACTGGAATGTATCAACCCATTGTTTATGCTAGTAATGCACACAATGAACAACAATCATTAAATTGTCGAACTCTCGCTAAAACGACTGTAGCAAACGAAGAATGCATAGATCAATGCATATCGTGGGCAAAGACGAATCATAAAAAGTTATTTAAAAATATTTACGATGTGCAATCTGTATCATTTGATGCGTACATTGAGTCTTCTAATGCTTCACCTAGTGTGAAAAGGGCATTAAGACTCTGTAAAGCTAAAATGATTGACGATAGCATAGACGAAGATACGATTTTGTCGCCCCAGCAGTTGCACTCCTTCACTTTGAGAAAAGCATTTGTGAAAGTTGAGAATCTGCTGTTGCAAAGTCCACTGGGACATAAGCAAAAAACCCCCCGTATGATTATGGGAGCCACCCCTGAGTTCATTTGTCTAGTTGGACCTTGGATTGCTGCGCTCCAAAATATCATTAAACGTCGTTGGAAAGTTGGTAAAAACAATGTAGTGTTTAGCTCTGGAATGGATGCTAAAGCCATGGCTGAATTTGTAGCCGTGGAAGGACACAAATACGTTGAAGACGATGTAGGGAAGTGGGATGCTTCGGTTGGACGAAAGTGGTGCGAGTACGAGGTCTGGTTGTGTAAACAGTTTGGCGCTCCTCGTGCCGTTTTGGATTTGATGAGAGCAAATATAGCAACACACGGTGTAACTTCGTGTGGTTGGAAATTTAAAGTTGATGGGACACGTAAGAGTGGTGATCCCTATACATCTTTGCTCAATTCTGTTCTTAACGGAATCATGCACTCATACCTCTATTGTAGAGAAACACAATGTACAATTGAAACAATGCAACAAGAATTGAAAATGTTGGTACAAGGTGATGACAATGCAATGGCACATGCAAATCCCAAAAGAATTGATTGGGTTAGAGGTATGGCAGAATTCGGCTTCGAGAGTGAAGCTTTGTATCGACGTGAAATTTATGACCTCGAATTCTGCTCTAGTCGTATTTACTCGACTACCAGTGGTCCCTGCTTTGGACCTAAGCCTGGAAAAGTTTTAGCTAAATTTGGTTATATTGCAGACCCACCAAAAGACGTAACCCGGGAGTCATTGATCCGAGGTGTAGCGTTGGGTTTACGCAAGCAAGTAAATTTTATACCAATATTAGCGCGTTTAGTGGAAAGAGTGTTAGAGTTGACGCAAGGTCACAAGGAACACTATTATAAATCTTGGTTTTCAAAAGAAGATCACAAGATGACAGTAAAGGAAGAGTTTTATTCAGTACCAGAAACTAGTTTTGAAATTTACAATCAATACTTTTGGACGGGTACGGATCAATTGTCATATGAGCAAGATCTTGATGGAATGGTATTAGGGGATGAATGGTCTCCCCGAGTCACGAGTATTTTCGACAGAGATACGAGTGGCGACCAATTGATTTTCTAAACGTAACAAAGGGGTCCTTACAATGTAAGAACGAGCCGAGATCGGTACCTGTCACAACAGGCTAAGTCACCCACCCATGATTGGGTTATTAAAGGAGCAAGAAGCGGTTGTTTTTAAGATCGTGTATTGTTAAGTGAAGAGTGGCGATGAAAACGTCATTGGTATTGCGGATTTAGTAGCAAAATCGCACTCTAAGGTTAGAAATTTAACCATAAAAACATCAGCTCAGATTGTGAGCATTTTGATAAAATAAGCACCCGTAAACGTACGATGAGTATAGGCCAACCGCTGATAAAGTGGAGTTGATTGCTATACCGATTGTGAAGGTGCACCTGTCCGATGCCGAATGAGTAACGCAGCCCAACCTGGTGTAACGCACACTGTTAGAAATTGCAAGAAGAGAAACCAACTGAGGAAACACCATCTGAAGGAAGTTCGTAGCGCTCTTTTTCGTAGTTGATAGTTTTGTGGTACTAGTGTAGTCCAGATCGATGGAGCTGTCGGTGAATGTAAGCTAGGTCGTCTCTCGCCCATGTCGAACCTTAATCAAAAACAAAACCTACGTAGTCGTAGAACAAACAAACAACACAAACATCCCAGAGCAGTTAATCGTCCGAGACGAGCTGCACCCCGAAGGCAAACGGCCCGGGGAGGGAAGCGGGGACGTGTCCCGCAAATCCGTACGCAACGGCAAGGAATGGCTGTTGCAACACAATTTTATAACAACGCACCTGTGGAGCATTTAGGGTACCACGGGATGGAAAAAGTACAAGACGTTGTTATCTCAGGAACTACTGATCAGTCACTGCTTCAGTTTTTTTATAAATCCAGGAAACATCAGTTTGTTTCCTGTCGAGTCAGTTCCTGCGTCTGTATTTGAACAGTATAGAGTGAAAACACTCAAGATGC